ATAAACCCTGTTCAAGATAATGGTAGCGCGACACCAACCATGTATATGAATGTCTATGCTCGTTCCCATAACATGACGTTCTTGGCCCCATCTCTGGATACCGGTTTTGATAACACTTTTCAGACTGAGGCATATTCGGATGATTTTTGTCCTTCAGCCAAGGTATCTTTTGGCGAAAAGACTGATTTATCTATGCTTTCTAAGAGGGTTATCGGAGATGAACCTAGATCCGTCAAGGATTATGCGTTGCGAATGGGAGACATTTATAGGGGCACATCAACTCTACAGTTTTCTCCATCTTACAAAAATAACTCTACTACTTTTGGAGGAAATTTGCCGATGTTTAATAATCAAAGTCTTGTTTGGGGCTTAAATCACAACAATATGTTCGGTATTATATCCACTGGATATCTTGGATACCGTGGCAGTATTAGATGGTCTGCTAAGTCCACTTATTCAAACGGTACTACTTCTGGGCTACCTCGTATTGGGTATACGGCTATCCATTATGATTATCCAGGAGTTTCAACGTCCACTTTGAATACTACTACTGATACTTTATTGCATATTGATCCCGGCCCAGCATATGCTTTTACTCATGCCGTTGAGAATGTTTCTGAACGAATTGATTTTACGTGTCCTTTGATGGTTCCCACTGATTTCTTACCTACCCAGACTCTTTCTGATGTAACTAATGATTATTTCTTTGTTATGTCATCTGTCTATGGTGTTGATACAGCATTGAACACCGGTAACGTTGTTACTACTCTTTATCAAGGATGTGGGGATGATGGAGTTTTCTTATGGTTTCTTGGCTTTCCGAAGACGAATAATTAGAATAACTGTGCCCGCTAGGCAGCGGAGATATAAATAGCCACCTCTTGGTTGCACGCTTTAAAGGTAGCGGTGCACCGTGTATATATATGACGTTCGAGAACCGCTTTAAAGGTTGCTGATTCTCATGTACATACTAGAGCTTAAGCCTGGTGTTTTGTTTGTGATTTAACACTTGATGCTATACCTTAGGAATCGAATTGATTCCCGCCAATG